ATAATATTGTTTGATGAAAGCAATAAACTAAAAAGAGTATGGCAAGGTGGTTTGTCAATGAGATTAAATGTCGAGCCAAAAGAGATACAAACAATGATAAATAAAATAATAGGACAATAAATTGAACTATTTTCATAAATAAATATTTTCGTATATTTACAAAAAATTAATAATTATAAAAACACAATATGGCTACAACCGGAGTATTTAACGGAACTAACTTAATTTTAACAGTTGAAGGTGCAACAGTTGGACACACTACGAGTTGTTCAATGTCTTTATCAATGGACACGCCAGAGGCTACAACTAAAGATTCAAACGGATTCTCTGAATATATCGGAGGCGTAAAAGGTGGTGAAATATCTTTTGAAGGTTTAATTGCTTATGACGATACTGCAAACGCTATCCAAATGGCTGATTATCTTTTAGCTAGAACTCAACTAACTTGCGTGTTTGGAACTGCTGAAACTGGAGACGCGGTTTATACTGCTGAAGCATTTTTATCTAGTGTTGAAATGTCTGCTGAAATGGAATCTGCCGTAACTTATAGCGGATCATTAACCATAACCGGAGCAATAGTAAAATCAACAAACTAATTAAATTTAGTTTTTTATCATATAGAGCCGCCGTCATAAATTGGCGTCGGCTTTTTTTTATATTAATTTAAACCTAATAGAATGACAAACAAAAAAAGGGGTTACATTGACATAAAAGTCGGTAACAAAAACAGAACATTACATTTTTCAATGAACTTTTGGTCGGAATTTACCGAACAATTAGGGATTTCACTTCAAGACATTGGCGATGCTTTTCAAAACGGAATATCTATAAAAGGACTTCGCGCCTTAGTTTATTCAGCAATTTTAGCAAACGACCAAGAACAAAACAACGAAATCGATTATAATTTATTTACTGTTGGCGCTTGGTTAGACGAATTAGACGCCGATAAAATAAATGATATTGTTGAGGTTATGATGCAATCTAAAATCCTAGGGAATAGCTTACAAGGCGATACTTTAGAAAAGGGAAAGCGTCAGCCGTCAAAGAAACAATAGATTTTGAAAGTTTAACCGATCATTATATCGGTTTAGTTGGTATTAAACCGGATGATTTTTGGCGGCAAACGTGGCGCGAGAACGCTTTAGTTGCTCAATCCTATCATAACAACGTAAATTTAGCTTGGGAGCAAACGCGATATGTTTCTGTAATGATTCACAACGTACAATGTGAGAAAAAATCTCAGATGTTAAAACCTTACGAATTGTTTGAATTGCCAAGCGATATTGCAAGAAAAAAGAAACGAGCAGAGCCAAAATCAACGCGTAAAGAAATGGAAGCATTTTTGGCAAAATATAATTCAATGACTAATAAAAAGACGTTAAAATAAAAGCGTCTTTTTTTTTGTATTTTTGTTTCAACTTATTTAATACTATGGCAGATCAAAATTTAAAAATAAATATCACCGGAGATTCGTCTAAATTGTCAAACGCTCTTTCGTCAGCATCTTCCAAACTTTCTGCATTCGGTTCTAAAATGCAAAGCGTCGGTAAATCGATGACAATGAAATTAACATTGCCGTTAGTTGCTGCCGGAGCCGCCGCAACAAAAATGGCTTTTGATTTTGATAAATCGATGACGTCTATACAAGCGCTTGTTGGTGTTTCTTCTGAAAAAGTTGCTGAAATGGGTGAGGCTGCTAAGAAAATGGCAGTTGATACCGGTAAAAGTTCAAAAGAAGCGGCGGAAGCGTTGTTTTTTATAACATCGGCGGGTTTAAGGGGTTCGGAGGCTATGGATGTTTTAGAAATGTCTTTAAAAGCGGCAGCCGTTGGATTAGGTGAAACAAAAACGATTGCTGATTTATCAACTTCGGCAATGAACGCATACGGCTCGGGAACATTATCCGCATCTGGTGCAACAGACATTTTAACGGCGGCAGTTCGTTTAGGTAAATTAGAGGCGTCAGAATTAGCGGGAGCAATGGGCGGAGTTATACCTATCGCATCGAGTATGGGCGTTTCTTTTGACCAAGTAGGAGCCGCAATGGCCGCTATGTCAAAAACTGGAACAAATGCAGCAAATGGAGCAACACAATTAAACGCTATTTTAACAACAATAGCTAAGCCGTCAGCCGATGCCGAAAAGGCTTTTAATAAAATGGGTTTTACTACCGATACATTAAAAAAATCATTAGCGGAAGAGGGTTTAATGGGTACGTTGGTTACCTTAAAAAATGGCTTGGCTGCAACCGGTCAAGAATTTACTGATATCGCGCCAAACGTTAGGGCTTGGAAGGGTATTTTAGATTTAACCGGTTCATCAATGGAAGATAATATTGCTTTATTTGATGAGATGACAAGATCGGCTGGTGCGACAAATAATGCATTTGAGGTTACTTCAAAAGCTGCATCGTTTAAAATGACACAAGGACTAAACTCAATGAAAGAGTCTTTGATGGCGGTTGGTCAAGTTATAATAAATAATATTGCTCCAGCGGTTCAAAAATTAGGTGAGTTTTTTACAAATTTATCAAATAAATTTAAAGAATTATCGCCTAGAACTCAAAAAATTATTATTGCATTTGCCGGAATTGTTGCGGCATTAGGGCCGGTTATCGCAATAATCGGAACACTTTTAACAATGGCTCCGGCTATTGGTGCAGCTTTTACTTTAATGATGGGGCCAGTTGGTTTAATTATTGCCGGATTAACTGCAATATCTGTTGTAATTTATAAAAATTGGGCGGGTATAAAACAAGCGCTTGTTGATATAGGGAACTATTTTATTGATTTATACAATAATTCATTGCCGATTCAATTAGCAGTAAACGCGCTAATAATGAATTTTAAAAATATGTTAGCAGTTGGAAAATTTGTTTTTTCTACGTTTCTAACAATAATCAAAACTTTTGCAAGTAATTTTATTACAATATTTAAAGGTATTGGAGACATTTTAATCGGTGTTTTTACCTTTGACGAAGATAAAATTATACAAGGTTTTACGGATTTAACAAGTGGCTTAAAAAACAACTTTACAAACGCATTTGATGCAATTAAAACAGACGCCTCAATTTTAGGTGGTTCTGTTGTAGATAATTTTAATGAAGCAATAAAAAAGAAAACAATTGATAAAATTGTTTTAGGAGTTGAAACAAAATCCGAAGGCAAAGCGGAAGCGGTATCTGTATTAGATGGCGATACTGAAAAACCTAAAGATACAAAAGCAACTACAACTTTTATACCTCTAATTGATCCAGAGGCGGCGGAAAAATTAAAGGCTTTAAATAATGAAATAAATAACGCTTTAATAACCGACGACGCAAAAGCGTATCAGCAAAGACGACAAGAATCTATAAAATATTATGATGATTTAATTAGTAAAGTTGCATCCGGTTCGGAAAAAGAAAAAGAATTACAAAGAGCAAAATCAACTGCAATTTCTCAAATTGATACAGAAGAAAAAAATCGTTTATTAGATTTAAAACAACAATTTGCAGACGCATCAAATGCAAGTGATGACCAACAAAAGGCGTTGGAAGTTGAAAAAATAAAATCAAAATTTGCAGAATTACGCCAATTAGCGATTGATAATAATTTAATGACTACCGAGCAAGAAGCGGCGTTTAATACCGCACAAGCGGAGGCAGAAGATGCGGTTTATAATGAGAAGAAAGTTCGTTTTGCTGGATTTATGATGTCAATGAGCGCAGCGCAAGAGCAAATGAGAAGTATTGGCTCTGCTATTAACAATTCATTTGGACAGATAGGTAATTCTATTACAAATATGTTTGGAGGTGCGCAATCTGCGGTTGGTGCATTTGTTGGAGTTTTAGCAAAAGACGCGTTGAAAATACTAGGACACAATTTAAAAATAGCAATGGCCGGAGGTACTGCCGCCGCAACTGAAACTGCTAAATCTTTTGGCCCCGCAGCCGCTTTTGTTTTACCAGCATTAATAGCGGGAGCAACTACGCTTATAAGTGGTACTTTTTCAAAATTTGCCGATGGTGGTATTGTAAGCGGCCCAACAATGGGATTAGTTGGAGAATATCCGGGAGCGCGTTCAAATCCAGAGGTTATAGCGCCATTGAATAAATTACAAGGAATGATTGGAAACACACAAGGGAACGGAAATTTAAACGTAACCGGCCAAGTTAGAATTGACGGACAAGATTTATTGATTGCAATAGAACGCGCAAACGAAACCGCGGGAAGAATTTACTAAAATAAAAATATGGCATACGGCGTCAAATACAGATTAGAATTTTCCGATGTTTTAGGATTTGGAAAAAAAGTTGAAATATTTAAAAAAGATTATGTTGGTGATGTTCTTCCAATGATAGGTGGCGCAAATCCAGTAACAATTTCTTGGCAATCGTCAAACGATTTTTACAAACCAATAATCGGATCAAAATGTCAATTGTCTTTATTTGTAACAGACGCGGTTTCGTATGATGATTTTTATAAATTTGATGAACGAGAATATAAAGTAGTCGTTTACTATGCGCAAACACAAGCGGGTTTATATTCAAATAGAGTTACAGATGACGGCGGAAATATAGAATCAATTAAATGTGTTGAAGGCGAAATTGATGCAACATTAGTAACCTCGACAAGTTTTAGAAGAAAAGTTTTAGACGAAGGAGGTTTTTTTGAATCAATAGAATGTTTGTCAAGTCAAATAACAGAAGAAAATGCTATTTGGTCAGAATATTGGTCTGGCTTTTTGGTTGTAGATAGATATAAAGAAAAAATGGTAACACCGCCTTTTGCGGTAACTTTTAACGCTTTTGATGGTCTAGGTACGTTAAACAATTTTAATAGTACAATAGGCTATAATAATAACAATGCGCCAGTAAGTAAAACAAATTTAGAGCGTATTTCTGCAATACTGCAAAATTTAGATTTAGATTTAGACATTTACATTGCATCTGACATAAAATACAAAACATTTGGGCCGGTTACGACAAGCGAATACGAAGAAATTACAACTTTAGATGTTGGCTTTGATGAAATGATTGGCGAATATGGTTTAAGAACTGCAAAAGAACAACTAGAATTAATTTTAAAACAGTTTAATTTAAGAATATACCAATCACATAATAAATGGTACATTGTTGAGGTAACAAATATTTTTGATTATTATGTTAAAGATATTATTTACAATGAAGTACAATCGGGAACAACACCGACAAATATTCGAGATAGAATATTCACACAATACGAAAGTACGTCAATGGAGTATATTGATTATAGAAAATTTGATTACTTAGGCGCTAGTATTGGAAAAGAAAGAAAGCAAGTTCTTTATGATAATAAAAATGATTTAAAAGCAACTAATAATAATTTATCGCGCGAATATTTACAAGCTGCGTCAGAAGTTCACACAGTTGGAAGTTATTTAAAAACTAGAAACGCATTTTATAACTCTGGTTTTGAATATGGAAAATATGGTTTTAATGTTTTAGAAGATTCTTCGGTTTCGCCCGGTTTTGATATTACAAATCCCGGTAGTGGGTTTTTTCCAGATGGTACAAGAAACTATACACCAAATGGCGGAAGTGGTACCGGAATGATTGTAAGCGCAACTATTAGCGCCGGAGGTGTTCAATCGTTTGTAATTACAAACAACGGACAAGGTTATTTAGTCGGCGATAGTCTTACAATTCCTTTTGATGATGCTTTTGGAGTTCTTTGCACGTTTACTATAAATTATATTCCTTTTTATGCAGAAATAGCAACCGACGAAATATCTTTTAAAGGTAGGCGATCAATGAAACTTACGGACATTGCGCCTATTAGTGGATTTACTCAAATGTTTGAATTTGAAACGGAGGTATTTAATCCGCAAGAGGTAAAATATGCTGATTTTAGTTGTAAATTAAAATACTATTTTAGTTTTTTAAATTCACAAAACACAAATGTTTCGGCAATTTTTCAATATTCAATTTTTACAGTTCTAGGAAGTACCGGATATTTTTGGGATGCTGCAAGTGGGAAATTTTCTTCAACTTATGGCGGAACAAATTTAATAACAACAACAACGCCGAATAAATGGGTTGATTTATCAATATCTTTAAGCGATACGGATTTAAATATTGGAACAGATACAACCGCGACAATTAAGTTTGTTATATCTAACACAAAATGTTCGGATGCTGATTATGATACAACGTATTTTGACAATATGCAGATATTGCAATCTAAAACATCGGCAGACCAATCGGATCAAACATTTATCGCAAAACTTACAAATGCCGGAGTAAATACAACAATAAAAACAATTAACAGAATACCAGACCAAAAAGCTGGATATTTTAGAACTAGAGAAGCAAATCCGACTGCAACATTTAAGCCAAATAGTATTGATTTAATGACTGTTTTAAATAGAAACGTCGCCAATGATTATAGAGAATTTATAACACGTTACAACGGAACTTTTAGAAACTTAAAAAGAGAGCCGTTATCGATACACAATAAAATTTGGTTTGGTTGGCCCGGAATTGAAACCGATCCGCAATCAACTATAATTGACGGATTAACATATAATGTAAAAAATGCTGAATTTAATGTTACTTCACATTTACCAAATAATGATGATGATACACCAACAACTAGCATAATAAATTAAACTTTTCCTTTGTTTTGTTTGTCAGCCGTCGTTTAACAACTTTGTTAATCGGCGGTTTTTTTGCAAATATTTTTGTTATTTGAAAATATTTTTTGTATTTTTGCGTAAATAAAACAAAGAAAATATGTTCGAGAACAATTTTAAAGCCGAAATGAAAAGGCTAAATTTAAAACGTTATGACGTTTGCAAACTTTTAGATTGCACAATGCCAACGTTGAAATCACGTTTAACAAATCCGGAAACTTTTACAATATCCGAAGTACTTATTTTGAAACATTCTAAGTTTGAAATTAGGACTTTGATTGATTTAATAAATATGTAAATTATGGAATCAATTCAATGGATATTAATTGCGGCGCTTGTCGTAATAGTATCAAAGTTTATTGCAAGAAAATTATGGTCAGATGATTGGCCAGAACATTAAAAATTAAAGGAAACAATTATGAAGAAAATTAACATTAAAGGAAAAGAGTACATTACAGTAAACGAGCGTTTAATTTATTTTAGAAATAAAGATGAATTTAAAGGCTTTGGAATCAAAGAAGATATTGTAACAATTGACGAAAAAGAAGGTATTTTTAAAGTAACTATTTACAATACTAATGGAGATCCTATTGTATCGGCACACGCGCAAGAATATAGAGACTCATCTTACATTAACAAAACTTCTTTTGTTGAAAATGGGTTTACCTCTGCGTTAGGTCGGGCGCTTGGTTATTTAGGTATTGGAATTGATACATCGATTGCATCTGCTAACGAGGTACAAAACGCGGTTAATAACCAAAAAGAAACGCCAACAGACAACAGAAATTGGCTCACAGAATCACAATTGAACGCAACTTTAAAGGCTACAAAAGACCAAGCTGAAAAGGTTTTAAAGACGTTTAAAATTAAAAAAGAATACAGACAACAAATAGTAAATAAGTTTAATTTAAAATAGTAAAACAATGAGTAAAGAGACAATCTACTGCGGAGGCGGTAAGCAAGTAAAAGGAGAATACGGAACTTTTAGAGCCGTTACAATTAATTTATCAAATTTACCGGCAGAACATATTTTTGAATATGAAGGTAAAAAATACGTAAAGCTAAATATCAGCGATAAAAAAGAGGCTGATCAATACGGCAAAGATGTTTCGGTTTCTGTAAATACTTGGAAACCAGAACAACAATCGGAAGCGAAAGCGCCAGTTGTACAAGCGTCAAATGATTTACCTTTTTAACATAAAATGTAGGTAAAAATTAAAAGCGGTTTCATTATGGAATCGCTTTTTTTTTAAAATAATTTTGTAAAATGAAAATATTTTTTTAATTTAGTCAAATATTAATCAAATTACAAACAAAATGGAAAACGAATTAATTAAATTTTTGACAATGCAAGTTGAAGCATTAAGAGTACAAAACGAAAAATTGCAACAAATTTTAAAAGAACAAACAGATTATATCTGTGATAATAGGCTATGAACAAAATAAAAAAAATACTAGAAAAAATAAATAAGTTTTTTAATGATTTAGCAGTTGGCGCTGCTTATGCAAAAAGAAAATAAAAATGGAAACAAAACAAAAGGAAATTAAGGCGGTATTTGATTCAAACGAAAAATACCATTCATCGCAAGGAATAAGCGCATCGGGTTTAAAAGCAATTTATAAAAAATCGGTTTACCATTTTTTAAATCAAAAACCTTTTGAATCTTCTGCAATGGCGTTGGGTACTGCCGTTCATTGCGCGATGCTAGAGCCAGAACTTTATTATAAGGATTTTCACGTTATGCCAAAGATTGACAGACGTACAAAGGCCGGAAAAGAGCAATTTGCAATGGAGCAAGAAAAGGCTGAAAATAAACAATTAGTTGCGTTTGAAGATCATAATAAAATAACCGCAATTTTAAACAACTTTAGAAATCACGATTTGGCCCAAAAGTATTGCAAAGGCGAAATTGAGTTATCGCATTACTTAGAACAAGACAATTTAAAAGTAAGAGTTCGACCGGATTGTTTGAATAGAGTTGAAAACTTTATTTCAGACGTTAAAACTTGTCAAGATAATTCACCAATGGCGTTTAAAAGAGACGTTTATAAATATGCCTATCATTTACAAGCGGCGTTTTATTCCGATATGTTAGGAGTGCCGGCAGAGAATTTCAGATTTATCGCCGTTGAAACAAATTATCCGTTTTCCGTTGAAGTTTACGGATTAAGTGATACAATGATTGAGCAAGGCAGAAACGCTTGGAAACGTGCTTTAAATGATTGGAAAATATACAAAGACACCGGAATAGTTTCGGGTTTTATATGGAATGATTTTTCAGATGACGGAAGTTTAATTTTATAAAATATGATAGAAAATTTAGAAATATTAAGAAACTTAGTTATATTATATGCGAAAGTTGATCCGATGGAAAAGAAAAGACTTAGAAATATAGTTGATGCAAAAAAAATGTTTTGTTTAATTGCTTTTGAAAATATAAGAGGCTTTAAATATATTAAAATAGGCGAGTTTTTAGGAATTCATCACGCAACAGTAATTCACCACGTTAAAAGCGCCAAAGATTTATTAGATGGTGATTATTTTTTTAAAGAAATATTTAGTAAAATAGAAAGTGAATTTGCTTTAGTAAATAAAAGCATTCCAAAAAAAGATTTGGAAAGTGAAATAAATATTTTAAGTATAAAATTAGATGAATTACTTAGGCGATTTATTGACAATGAAATTTATGAAAAAAGTTTAAAACTACAAGAAAATAAAATTTAAAATTATGCCAGAATTAATAATAAAAATTGAAAAAACAAAAAAAGATTATTATAATGTTACACTTGAAAAAGAAAATAAAATGTTTTATGCAGAATTAGAACGCTCAGAAATTAGAAATCTTATTGGCGTTTTGGATAATACTATATAAATGGCAAGAGTTAATCCATATCAAAAGTATTTAAAAGGCGAAGATTTGCTACAAAGGGCCGTTATGAATTATATTGAAATGCAATATCCTAAAGCAATATTTACGCATCCAATGAATGAAGGCAAAAGGTCGCCATTTGAACAATATAAAATGAAATATTTAGGAGCAAAGCCGGGAATTCCAGATTTACTTATATTTACTCCGAATTCTGAAAAGAGCGGTTTAGCGATAGAATTAAAACATAAGTACAATAAACCGACACCGAATCAAAAAGAATGGCTTAAATGGCTTGAAAAATGCAATTGGAAGGTAATTTGGCACAATAATTTAGACGACTGCATTGAAACAATAGATAAATACTTTAAAAAAACTTAAAAACTATGAAATATCACACAATCTATTTTGATGCAGATAATCAAAAGGTAAGATGGACACAAAGTTCATCTGGCGAATTAGGTGCAACTTATAATTATATTGGAAAATCAACAAGAGTTGAATTTGATTTACTTGTTGAATTGCTTTGGTACAAGTTTGAAGATGACGAAATACCATTGGAAGATTTCAAAAAAATATTCGATGAATTGCGATCTTTTTGCGATTCAGTTAAATATAATTTGATTTTGTGATAATTTTTTTTTAATTTTGAAAATGCGTCGCGGCATAAAACATTTAATACTCTACTGATGAAGCGACCGCGACCGCTGATTCGGTAGGGTTATTTTTTTTATATGGAAAACAAGAAAAATTATTACGCAATAATACCGGCAAACGTTAGATATTCTAAAAACCTAAAGGCGAATGAGAAACTAATGTATGGCGAATTAACCGCCTTGGCCAATGAAAAAGGTTTTTGTTACGCCTCAAATG